TGACGTCCCAAATTGGGATCATAGTAGACCTTCTTAAACGCTGAGCCTGTGGCTGGCAGTGACCAGAGCATGCGCTCGTGTTCACCGCGGTACTCCGTCATGACTTCTGTCAACTCATAGTTCATGTCGTCTTCAACGTTAGACGCAACTTCTTTCATCTCCGGCGTTTCTTTGCCGATGAGTTTGCTACGCACAGGCCCTCGGGCTGGGAACGTCTCAGTAATTGTCTCAGCTTGGAAGCGCACAACCGCTTCGGTAATCATCGGGTGAAACACACCGCATGCGCCGTTCCAAGGTTCTGTACGCTCTTCAATCTGTAAGCCCAACAGCTTCAGACCATCAACGTATGTCTTCTCCCAATCCTTGCGGCCATTCTTGTCGTTGTCAATGTCAGACACCAAGTCACCAGCCAGCGACTGCAAAGCACTGTCTTTTATGTACTCGGCCAAGTTATCGTTGAAATCTTCTTCGCCATCATCTTCTCCGGGCGTGAGGGTGATCTCAATGCCATCCATGCCGATGGTGACTTCTTCGGGATCAACAATCTCAATCTCCAAGGGGGATTCTTGTTCACCCAGTGCATCAATGCCCACGGGTTGTTGGTACAGCGCTTTGTCGATGTTCGTTGCCATGTGTGTTCCTAGTAGTATGCGTGTGTCTTACGGCGGAAGATTTCAGGATCGTCTCGCTCGTCCGTATCTAAAGCAATAAAGCCGCCTTGCCTAAAGCGTAGCAGCGCCTGTGTTGTCGTGTCCACGAAGTCGTCGTGCTCCCCAACTGGAAACGCGGCCACTTCTTCAATCACTTCCCGTGCCCAGCGTGTGTCGGGTGCCCAGACTTTACCACTGCTAAATAAATCTGCAACCGCGTTCATTCGCACCATCTTGTCGTTACCACGACTGGGGGAGAACTCTTGGACTGGGATTCCCAACGCCCGCAGTTCCTGAATCAACGGCCCGCCCGATGCCTTTTTCTCCACAATGAACGCATCAGGTTCCCACTCCTTGTATTGCTTAAGCGCCACCACCTTAAGCTCAGGGAAAGCCATACGATCTTTAAACGCATCCAGTAGGATAAGCTGGGGGGAGTCATTCTCTTCCTCGTTGTAAAAGATGCCCCACGTTGTGCAGGCGGAATAGTCGGATGTGTTCTTGGTCTCAAACGCAGTATCCCAAGACTGAATGATGTAGTCACAAGTTGGCGGTTCATCCGCCTCCCAAATACGCCACATCTTTCTGGACACGATGGCCGAGTTCTCCGCGGTAGGCTGCTGCATGTACTGAGCGTTCCAATACCTTGGGTCGATGGATGCCTTCGTGGATTTCAACGCTTCAAGCGACCACTGCTCTGGCCACAGGGACTTCTCGTTCTCTTCCCCGTCGTTCAAAATGGCGGGTAACTCCACGATTTCCCATGGAATAGCTTCGGGGTTCTTGGTTTGGTAGTCAATCAGGCGCCCAGTCAGGTCTAGGAGCGACCAGCGGGTCATCACAATGATAATCCCACCACCCGGCATCAGACGCTGCAGTGGGCCCGTTTGGAACCAAGACCATGCTGTATCAAACGCGAGTCTAGAGTTAGACTTTACGTCCTGCTCCGAGTGAGGGTCATCAATAACGAACAGATCAGCACCACGACCAGCAAGAGCGCCCCCGACACCAGCAGCATAGTACTGACCGCCAGCGCTTGTAGACCACTTACCAGCAGCTTTCTGATCGTCTGCCACCAATGTTTGTGGGAAAACATCTCGATATTCATCTGAGTCAATCAAGTTACGTATGCGCCGCCCAAAGTCTTCAGATAAACCCGCAGTGTGCGTGCCCATGATGATCTTCTTCTCAGGATATTTACCTAGAAAGTACGCAGGAAACAGGTAAGAGGAGAATTCAGACTTACCCATACGTGGCGCGATGTTGATAATCACGCGCTTCTTCCTACCCTCGACTACGTCTGTAAATATTTTGGCCAGTTTCTTATGGTGTGGGCCGACTTTGAAATTGGGGTATACCGCTTGGGCAAACCCAAGCATGTTGGTGCTGGCCGCTTTTAGGCTGGCGCGTTTCTCTCGAAGCTCCAAGTCTTCAAAGAGTTCCATCTTCTCCTGCACGCTCATATAGGGGAGCGCCTTCTGCATGGCCTCAAGCTCAATCTTACTGAGTGTTGTAAAATCGTCACGCTTCATCGGGTTTATCTTCTGTTACGTCGATCACATCTATCACACCCATGAACCTATTAAGCTTTTCTTTAATACGGTTCTCAAGCTCAACGTCTGACATCTCGGTCTTCTTGACTTCGATCTTCTCTGTGAACAATCCCACTTCTGTCACCTTACCCAGAAGACCCAGCGCTTTGAGTCGGATGTTGGCGTTGGGATGCTCAGTCTCTTCCACCAGCTTGGCTACTGTGTAGCCTCTGATCTCTTTAGCCTGCTGTACAAATTCCCAGTCGTAGGCAGAAAGCATACCAACTAATCTTTGGACTGCTTCTGGCGTTTTGATATTTGCCAGAGAGGTATGCGTGATTTCTGCAGGTTTGGCGGTAACAATATTAGTGAAAGCAGTACGTGCTGCTTGGCTTTGCGCCTGATTGACCAAAGTATCTGTGTCCACAGCGCCCAACTCTTTTAACCAGTCTACAGTCTTAGACATTCCGTCCACGGCATCCGCCGGATCTGTCTTATCCATAGGGACGAAGTCGCCTAAGTGATCGTGCACTTCGGGTTCGAAATTAATTAAGTGGTCTAACATTCTGCGCATAAGCCCTTGAACCTGCGATGTAGATAATGTACACTTAAATCGAGTGGGTGCGCAAGCGCTTGCTTTCTCCTTGATGGTTTCAGTTGCCATCTTTGCCCCGGATCGAAAGGTTCGGGGCTTTTTTTCGTCTGTACAGAGGAGAGTCAAACGTTAGACAAAGGTATTTCTAAATTTTTATAAAATTTTTGTAGTGAATACTTTGGTTTGTAGGAATTTGTGATCTGGATTTGAGGTGTGTACTAAGGTTCTACAAAGTTTGTTGTGCGGTTATGGAACAGTGTTCGTATGTGACGGCAGGGGGCATCGTCTATTTGGGTTGGTGGGGGTAGGGTGGGGGTCAAAAACCGCCAAAAACACCCCAAAACAGGGTCAAAGTGACCCGAAAATGCCCCGAATACACCCCGAAAAAGGCTCTCGATGCCTATCAAAACAGGGTGTATGCACAATAGAAGTTGTCTAAGGTAGTCAGCCCTAGGCAATTCAATCAACCTCAAGGAGAAACAACATGACAAACAAAGCAAACGCGTTCAAAGCACTCAACACATTCGCTGATTCACGCATCAAGCTCATCAAGGGCATGCAAGATGCAGGCTACGCCACAGTGGAAGCATGCAGACCCATTGTGATCGAATGGGCTTGCGAGAAAATGGGCGTGGGCAAGGAGGGTTTCAAGGTGCATGAAGTCACAGGCAAGGTGTCCCTCATCACGAGTCACCCGAAGTACGAGTCCACGAAGACTGTGGTGCGTGACACGATGCACATGATCGAGGGAACCACGCGGAGAGCTTCGAGTGGCAAGAAAGAAGCCGATGACCCAGTTGCGAAAATCATCAAAGCCTTTGGCAAACTCACCCCTGCACAGCAACGCAAAGCCTTGGCGGTTCTCGTTGCATGATTTTCGGGTCACTGTGACCCGATTTTTTCTGCGAGCCCGAGAGAAAGAGCTTCTCTCGGTGTTTCGTTTCTTGTCTAACGCAAATCGTATTGCGAATCACTCTCATTCACATTCAAAGGAATCACCATGACACAAAACCAATTCAACGCCCTTTGCAACGAGCACGGCATAGCCCCAAGCATCGCGCTTGAGAACGAGGAACTCATCGAAGCCTTACGCGAGCGCAACGATGAGCAAGTCATCGAGATACTTACCAACAACTTTTAAACCCAAGGAGAACATCATGTCCAAATTCAAACACTACTCACCCAAAGAAGTCGCGCTCGCTAAGTGGAACAACGAGCAACGCCCCAAGTACATGGAGAAGATCGAGCGTGATGCCAAGCGTACCTTCATGCTCAGGCGTATCGAAGACATGGAAGCACGAGCCGAAATTCGGGTCACAATGACCCGAAAATCTTGAAAGGCGAAAATCATACCGAAAAACTACATATCCATATTTTCGCAACTATCTGCACGATCAGACATCCGCAAACCCGCGTGGATTCTGGCGTCCTTGAAAAACTGTCCATCTATCTATCTTTTTAAATATATATTTATATATAGGAGTGTATCTGTATGTGTGCGTATATTTTCACAAGCCCGATCAACCCTGCAAACCTTGTAGAGTTAAAGCATTTCTCAAAACAGATAGATAGCTGGACACTTTTTCGTGTACACTAGCATACATGCGGCCTCCCGACTGTCCAATCGTGCAGATAGTTGCGAAAATTCACTGATACCTCCGACCATAGAAAGCGAAAATCATGGATACCTCCTACAAACACTACATAAAACTGACCCCAAACCAACTACACAACCGCTTGATCGAACGCAAAACCCCACCGACGCAAGCCGAGCACATCAAGAAAAAAGTAGCCGAACAACAGGCCATGCTCAAGTCAGAGAACGCAAGAACGATTCAACTCACGCGTCTTTGGCGTGAGTTCACTGAGCCGTTAAATACAGAGCGCGAAAATGTGCAGGGTATGTTGCGTTACAAAGGTTGCGAAAATGATGAGGCAAGACGCGAAGCGTTGGAGGCATACCTCACAGTTTTAAACTCCCTCAAAGCCCGTATGCAAAACCACTGCAAGCAAGATCGCAAGACGCCCACGATGATCGCATCCGAAAAAGACTTGCCCAATGACGGCACACACTGGACTGACTGGATACCGCAGAAGATTAAGGGGCGAGTGCTCGACCTGTTCGAGCAGATAGAGCGTAAGCCAAAGGCGAAAATCAAAATCCCATTCCAACGCTTAGTTCCTGCTGACCTGCACAAGAAACAAGTTACGCGGTTGAAGAACCGCACACTAAAAGACTTGGCCATGGCTGAGCAAGCGCAAGAGCTTGACCCTCATGAGGACAACGAAGCCAAGGTCAACCAAATTAAATACTCCCTCGAACTGATGGATGTACTAGATGAGAACGAACCTGTGCCTGCGACATGGCATGGGCTAAACAAATTAGGGTCACAGTGACCCGAAACCGAAGCCGAGGCGGTTTCCTCGGCACTTGCAACTAAGGAGAAAGTAAATGACTAATAGATTAGAAAACATGATCGGCAGAGCGTACGAACTGTCGGCACAGGTGCTCAATGGAGATGAGCCTGACCTCGCACTAGCGGAGGAGATCAGCGGTGAGAGCGCGGAACTGTTAGCCCTTCTTGACGGGGACATGGGCGCGTTCGAGTCCGAGGATGTGATGGATGGTGAACTGGTCGCTCTCGCAAAGGTGGTGGCCTTGTTGGATAAGGCAACGACCATCATCTACAACATGGAGGGCGACCTGAACCAACGCACATACGAACAACTGGAAGCAATCATCAACCAACTTAAAGGAGAAAGTAAATGATCGAACTAAAGCTAACCGAAGAACAAGCAGACGCAGTAATCCTAGCGTTGACCGAGCACATCTACATGCGAGGCGACATCCGACACTATGTGGATACACGCTACTCCAACCACGATGACAACTACCGCAACCTCAAGATCGGTGAGGTGCAAGGTCGCATCAACAGACTCAACTATGTATTGGCAAGAATCAAAGGAGAAACAAAATGACTTACTTAACAGACGCACAGCTACACAAAGCAGCGCAGTACCTTGAAACTAGAGAGGGAGGATTCGCTAACGCCATCGCCCTCGCATACTACCGAGCAGATAAAGACAATGAAAAGATTCTGCTCAACGCTTTCGCACCCCTGTTCGAGAGAGCCTATGAGAAGTGGGCAGACTATGACACACCACAACCAACCAAAGGAGAATGAAATGAAAACAAAGACAGCAAAGATAGCAACCCTGCTATTCACGGCCATGTGCATGGCGCTCATGTACATGGGCTTCATCATGATGGATGAGTTCGGCATCGGCTACCTGTGGCTGGGCATGTACACCTGCGGGGCGTAC